AGATCTACACCCTAGAGTTCGTCGGCAGCGTCAGATGTGTATAAGAGACAGCGCAAAGATCAAGGCGGCAATCGAAGCTGCCTACCAGGAGGGCCAGTCCAAGTTGAAGGGCAACAGCAAGAGCGTACCTCCTCTGGCTGCTATCAAGACCCCTCTGCGCGACGGCGATGTCGAGAGACCCGATGATCCCGCCTATGCCAACGCTTACTTCATCAACGCCAATTCTGCTACTGCACCTGGCATCGTGGATGCTGACCGCAATCCTGTGCTGACCCGCTCCGAGGTCTACTCCGGCGTGTATGGCCGTGCAAGCATCAATCTGTATGCCTTCAACTCCAACGGCAACAAGGGTATCGCCTGCGGTCTGAATAACCTGCAGTTCATCCGTGCCGGTGAACCCCTGGGTGGTAAGGCAAGCGCCGAGTCCGATTTCGCAACCGATGCGGATGATGACTTCCTGGCTTAATGGAGGTGCGATCATGACTGAATTTCAGGAACTGATGCTTTACACCTGCTTCGGAGCCATGACTGGCGTGTTTATCGCTGAAATCATCGTCATCATCGCATCTGCGGTGAGTTGGGTGAAGGACAAGATCCGTAAGCGCAAGGAAGCCAAGAAAACCAAGGAATCCGCCACAAAGGTGGACTAACGCACCAACGGGGCGGCGGGGAGCATTCTCTGCCGCCCTTATTTCCGTTGAAAGGACAATGATATGAAAACTCTCTCAATCGATATCGAGACCTACAGCGATCAGCCCCTTGCGAAAACTGGTGTGTACCGCTATGTAGAGTCACCTTTATTTGAAATTTTGCTGTTTTCCTACAGCGTGGACGGAGATCCCGTGCAACTGGTCGACCTTGCCTGCGGAGAACAGATCCCCACCGACATTGTTGCCGCTCTGGAGGACGATTCCGTAACCAAGTGGGCATTCAACGCCAACTTTGAACGCATCTGTTTGTCTCGGCATCTGGGCTATCCCACTGGCAACTACCTTGAGCCGGATTCCTGGAAATGCTCAATGGTGTGGGCTGCAACGATGGGGCTGCCGCTTTCACTGGAAGGCGTTGGTTCGGTGCTTGGTCTTGAAAAGCAAAAATTAACCGAGGGCAAAGACCTCATCAAATATTTCTGTCAGCCCTGTGCGCCTACCAAGTCCAACGGACAGCGTACCCGCAACCTTCCTGCTCATGCCCCGGATAAGTGGTTGGCTTTCAAAAAGTACAACATCCGCGATGTAGAGACCGAAATGTCCATCCAGGCTCGGCTTGCAAAGTATCCCGTGCCGGACAGCGTGTGGGACGAATACCACATCGACCAGGAAATCAATGACCGCGGTGTTGCTCTGGATATGGAACTGGTGCGACAGGCTATTCAGATGGATGGGCGCTCCCGCTCCGAACTGACCCAGGCAATGAAAGATTTGACTGCTCTGGAGAACCCCAACTCTGTGCAGCAGATGAAGCAGTGGCTTTCGGACAACGGTATGGAAACCGATACCCTTGGCAAAAAGGCTGTGGCGGAAATGCTGAAGACCGCACCGCCAGAGTTGCAGAAAGTTCTGACCCTCCGTCAGCAGCTTGCCAAATCCTCGGTGAAAAAGTACCAGGCAATGGAGATCGCTGTCTGTGCCGATGGCCGTGCCAGAGGTATGTTCCAGTTCTATGGTGCCAACCGCACGGGAAGATGGGCAGGACGCATCATTCAGATGCAGAATCTGCCCCAGAACCACTTGGAGGATCTGGCCGAAGCCCGCGGTCTTGTCCGTTGCGGTGCTTTCGATGCTCTGGAGATGCTCTATGAAGATGTGCCAGATACCTTGTCGCAGCTTATCCGTACTGCGTTCATACCCCAGGGTGACCGCAAGCTGATCGTGGCGGACTTTTCTGCCATTGAAGCCCGTGTCATTGCGTGGCTTGCCGGAGAGGAATGGCGTCAGAGGGTCTTTGCCGAAGGCAAGGACATCTACTGTGCCTCTGCCAGTCAGATGTTCGGCGTTCCCGTGGAAAAGCACGGCATCAACGGACACCTTCGGCAAAAAGGCAAAATCGCAGAATTGGCTCTCGGTTACGGTGGATCTGTCGGTGCGCTCAAAGCTATGGGTGCTTTGGAGATGGGGCTTTCCGAAGAGGAACTGCCACCTCTGGTGGATGCTTGGCGGCAGGCCAACCCCAATATTACAAAGCTGTGGTGGGATGTTGACCGCGCCGCTATGGAGGCTGTCCGCTACAAGCACACCAATGAAACCCACGGCATTGAGTTCTCCTGCAGGAGCGGGATGCTTTTCATCACGCTTCCGTCCGGCAGACAGCTTTCCTATGTGAAGCCCAAGGTCGGCACAAATAAGTTCGGCGGTGAATGTATCACCTACGAAGGCGTCGGCAGCACCAAAAAGTGGGAGCGGCTCGACAGCTACGGTCCCAAGTTCGTGGAAAACATCGTCCAAGCCACTGCAAGAGATATCCTCTGCTATGCAATGCAGACCCTCCGCTGCTGTTCCATTGTGATGCACATCCACGATGAAGTGGTCATCGAAGCGGATCGGCGGATGTCCTTGCAGGCAGTCTGCGACCAGATGGGCAGAACCCCACCCTGGGCAGAAGGACTGCAGCTTCGTGCCGATGGCTATGAAACCGATTTTTATAAAAAAGACTGATTATTTTTCGGCCAAGATGGGCTTTCACCTCCAGTGGGTAGTAGAGATGGCGGCGAAGCCCATCGTGAAAGGAGTCCTGTATGAGTGTAGATAAATTCAACAGCGAGGGTTATTACGACCCTACCGCATACGAAGCCATGTCCACTGTAGAAAAAGAGGAACGGGCGCTTCGTGCCTTTCGGCCTATCGTGTATATCTGCTCTCCCTATGCCGGAGAGATCGAGAAGAACGTCAAGGCCGCCCAGGAATACAGCCGCTTTGCGGTAGAAAAGGGCTACATCCCCATTGCACCGCATCTGTTGTTTCCACAATTTCTGAATGATGCCAACCCCAAGGAACGGCAGCTTGGTCTGTTCTTCGGCAACGCCCTCATGAGCAAATGCTCCGAGGTCTGGGTGTTTGGCAGCCACATCTCTGCCGGAATGGAAGCAGAGATAAACCGTGCCAAGTGGAAAAATTACCGCTTGCGTTATTTTACTGAAACCTGCGAGGAGGTACACCATGTTTGCAATAACTGAAGGAACCAGAAGAGTGTACGGTAAGGAAATCACTACCTACACCAGAGAAATTTATAGTGCCAATGTCCTGGAAGTCGAAGCAGGCACCAACGGATTCCAGGGTGGCGACAGCGGTCACGGCAGCCGCACCTACATCCGCATTGAGGATATGGGTTCTACCGATATTCGCATCAACCCTCTGGGACGCGATGGCGATGAGGGCTTTGAACTTTTCCTCGGTGGCGACTGCGAACTTGAGACCATGATCCGTGCGCTCAAGTTTATCACAAAATCCCTGGAGGACGGTGCCAAGGAGGTGCATGACTGATGTTCACTCTGTATAGTGCGGATTTCATCAATGCTCCAAGTAACTGCTCCTACCCCCACAAGTTCGAGGTGACCGACTCCGCTAACTTTGCGGATGCGGTCAGCCGCGACTATGTCTGCGCCGAGTACATGAACAATTACCGCAACGGCGATAACTTCCTCGGCTCGGACTGCTTGCCCGTGGACTGCGACAATGACCACTCCGAGAACCCTGCCGATTGGGTCACTCCGGCTGATGTCCAGGCTGCTTTTCCCGGCATTACCTTTGCCGTTCACTACAGTCGCTTTCATATGCGTGAGAAGAACGGCAAACCCGCTCGTCCCAAGTTCCATGTGCTGTTTCCTATTGAGTACATGACGGATGCTGCCGCCTACAGCGAAATGAAGAAACTGGTCAACACCATTTTCCCGTATTTCGATACCAAAGCCCTCGATGCCGCCCGTTTCTTCTTCGGAACGGCGAACCCAGAGGTCGAACTGTACCCTGGTGAGATGACTTTAAGCGAGTATCTGTCCGCAGAGGATTTTGATGCGGATATGCCCGGCGGTTCCCACGGCGGCACACAGGTCATTCCCGAAGGCAGCCGTAATGCTACCATGTCCCGTTTTGCCGGTCGCGTCATCAAAAAGTACGGTGACAATGACACCGCTTTCCAGTGCTTTATGGAAGAAGCAGAAAAATGCACCCCTCCTCTGGAACAGCAGGAACTGATGACCATCTGGCACTCCGCCCAGAAGTTCTATGCCAAGGTTCAGCAGCAGGACGGATATGTTCCTCCCGAATTATACAACGATGATACGTCCTATAAACCGGACGATTTCTCCGATGTAGGACAGGCAGAGGTTCTGGCAAAGCACTTCTCTGGGGAACTGCGTTATTCTCCGGCAACCCACTACATCCGCTACAACGGTCGGTACTGGCAGGAAACCGAACCCGGTGCGCAGGCAGTTGCACACGAACTGACCCGCCGCCAGTTAAGTGAAGCGTCTGCGGATATGCTTGCCGCCCTCGCCACCCTTAAGGCTTGCGGCGCACAGGACATTCTGGACAACAACAGCAAGGCCAAGGCCGAGGGCATGATGAGCGAGGAGCAGATGGAAGCCTATAAAGCCTTCCTCGCTGCAAAGGCATATCAGTCCTATGTCATTCAGCGCCGTGCTTCCAAGAACATCACCGCAACGCTGAAAGAGTCCCGTCCAATGCTCGAAATCACTCCGCAGGATCTGGACGCCAACCCTTACTTGCTCTGTACCCCGGATGCCACCTATGACCTTCGCCTTGGTATGGCAGGTGCAAGGGAGCATTCGCCGGAGGACTTCATCACCAAGACTACCACCGTTTCTCCCGGCGACCGTGGCAAACAGATCTGGCTCGACTGCCTGAACACCATTTTCTGCGGTGACCAGGAACTCATCGACTATGTGCAGATGATCTGCGGTCTCGCCGCCGTTGGCAAGGTCGAGGTCGAAGCCCTCATTATCGCATACGGCTGCGGTCGCAATGGTAAGTCCACCTTCTGGAACTCCGTATCCCGTGTCCTGGGTCTGTACAGCGGCAACATCTCCGCTGACACGCTGACCTTCGGATGCCGCCGCAATGTGAAGCCGGAGATGGCCGAGGTCAAGGGCAAGCGTCTGCTCATTGCCGCCGAGATGCAGGAAGGCGCTCGTCTGAACGATTCCACCGTGAAGCAGCTCTGCTCCGTGGATGACATTTTTGCGGAAAAGAAGTACAAGGACCCCTTCAGCTTCTCTCCGAGCCACAGCCTGGTGCTGTATACCAATCATCTCCCCAGAGTCAGTGCTTCCGATGACGGTACCTGGCGCCGCCTTATCGTTATCCCGTTCAATGCCAAGATTGAGGGTAAGAGCGACATCAAAAATTACGGTGACTACTTGTATCAGAACGCTGCCGAGAGCATTCTTGCCTGGATCATCGAAGGTGCCAAGAAGGTCATTGACCTGGGCTACAAGTTTCCCGTTCCCGCTATCGTGCAGAAAGCCATTGATGACTATCGCAGCCAGAACGACTGGTTCGGTAACTTCCTGGCTGAAAAGTGCGAGGTTGGTGACGGTCTGAAGGAGAGTTCCAGCACCCTTTACCAGGCATACCGCAACTACTGCCTTGATTGCAATGAGTATGTGCGTAACACCGCAGATTTTTACCTTGCCTTGGAGAATGCGGGTTTTGAGCGTTTGGTGCTGAACCGCAAGCGTTATTTTAAGGGTCTGAAGCTGAAAACAGATGATGGCGACTTCGAGGATTTTCTGAATTAACCGGGACTATGACAAGGTGTATCAAGGTCTATTACAAAAAGTCTCTTAAGGGAAAATTTCAAGAAAAAACCATAAGAAAGAGTTTAGTAAATGACATTGATACACCTTGCACATGGTCAGAAAAACGAATGGAGAAAGCATTATGAGAGAAAAAGCAATCGAGCAAAAATTAACGCTGATGGTAAAAAAGCAGGGCGGTATCTGTCCGAAGTTCGTTTCTCCTGGATTTGATGGGATGCCGGACAGAATCGTCCTTTTGCCCGGTGGCTGTATGGCTTTTGTGGAAGTAAAGGCCCCAGGGAAAAAACCACGGGCATTGCAGACCTCCCGCCACGCACTTTTGCGAAGGTTGGGGTTCAGGGTCTACGTCCTGGATAACGAAGAGCAGATCGGAGGGATTCTTGATGAGATACGCACCGCATGACTACCAGGCTTATGCCATCGACTACATCGAGACCCATCCCATCGCTACCGTCTTTCTGGACATGGGTCTCGGCAAAACGAGCATCACCCTCACGGCTATCAGCAACCTTCTGTTTGACAGCTTCGAGGTTCATCGGGTTCTGGTGATTGCACCGCTGCGTGTAGCACGGGATACATGGACGGCTGAAGTCGATAAGTGGGATCACCTCCAGAACCTCATCTGCTCCGTGGCTGTCGGCACAGAGGCGGAACGCAAAGCTGCCCTGATGCGACCCGCCGATATTTATATTATCAACCGTGAAAATGTCCAGTGGCTTGTTGAGGAAAGCGGCATCCCGTTCACCTTCGATATGATCGTGATTGATGAACTGTCCTCTTTCAAGAACCACAACACAAAGCGGTTTAAGTCCATCCTGAAGGTCAGACCCAGAGTCAGCCGCATTGTTGGACTGACCGGCACTCCCGCCTCCAACGGTCTGATGGATCTGTGGGCAGAGTTCCGCATCCTGGATATGGGTCAGCGGTTGGGGCGTTTCATCACCAAGTATCGCACCGACTACTTTATGCCGGATAAGCGGAACGGCCAGATCATCTACTCCTACAAGCCTCTGCCGTATGCGGAGGATGCAATCTACAGACAGATTTCAGACATCACCATTTCCATGAAATCTACTGACCACCTGCAGATGCCGGAGTTGGTCAACAGCGAGTACACGGTTCAGCTTTCCGATGAGGAGCGGGAGCATTACGAGGAACTGAAACAGGAACTGGTGCTGACCCTGGGTGACGGCGAAATCACCGCCGCCAACGCAGCATCCCTCTCCGGCAAGCTGTCCCAGATAGCAAACGGTGCGATCTACGATGACAGCGGTGAGGTTATCCAAATCCATGACCGCAAGTTGGATGCTTTGGAGGATATCATCGAAGCAGCAAACGGCAAGCCTATTCTGGTGGCCTACTGGTTCAAGCATGACCTTACCCGCATATCCGAGCGGCTGAAAAAACTGCATATCCCGTTTTCCCGACTGGATGACTCCGACAGTATCCGCAGATGGAATAACGGTGAAATCCCGGTGGCACTGATCCACCCTGCATCGGCAGGACACGGACTCAATCTCCAATCCGGCGGTTCCACGCTTGTGTGGTTTGGGCTGACTTGGAGTTTGGAACTGTATCAGCAGACTGTAGCCCGTCTGTGGCGGCAGGGTCAGACTTCTGAAACCGTGGTGGTTCAGCACATCGTAACAAAGGGCACCATCGACAACCGCATCATGAAAGCCCTCTCCCAGAAGGAGCATACCCAAACGGCACTGATCGATGCCGTAAAAGCGGACTTGAAAATCTGAGTCAATCTATGAAAATCCGTGCCAATCCGAGGATTACAACATTTCGGAGGTACGAATATGAATATTATCTGGCACTATTTGGACAAACGCGGTGCTGCCATCAATGCACTGAAGGATTATGGCAGTATGCAGTACATCATTGACCACACCGATGAGGAGATCGATACCGTCCATGACAGAATGTCCTCTGTTGGCAGTCCCGTCCTCTCGGATATGCCGAAAGGTCCCCATAATTCGCAGGCAAACGAAAACCGCATCATCGCAGCCATTGATGAAATCGATGTGCTGAAGGAGCGGTACAGACAGGCTGTTGAGTACATGGACTGGTTCAAACCGGCGTGGATGGCACTGTCCGAGGATGAACGCTATGTCCTGCAGACCTTCTACTGGAATGAGGACGAGCGTCAGACCGATGCCGTCTATGACATCTGCGACCATTTCAACATTGAGCGTTCTTCGGCATACAACAAAAAGAACCGTGCGGTTCAGCATCTGGCCTTGCTTCTGTATGGCAAGTGATGAGTAATATCGTGGACGCTTTTTCCGTTACGGCGTTGTATAATAGTATCATGAAAGACTGCACAGAGAGCCTCATGGGAGCAATCCCGTGGGGCTTTTTGTATGCTCCAAGGAGGCGAAACGATGCCGAAGAAACCGAAGCGTCCGTGTTCTTACCCCGGCTGTCCCAAGCTAACTGACAGCAGGTTCTGTGAGGAACACGCAAAGGCTGAAGCCAAACGCTACGAGAAGTACGACAGAGACCCTGCTGTACGCCGTAGATACGGACGGGCTTGGAAGCGTATCCGTGACAGCTATGTGCAGCAGCATCCTTTGTGTGAGGTGTGCCAGAAGGAAGGCAGACTGGTTGCGACTGAGGAAGTCCACCACAAAGTGCCTTTGTCCGAGGGCGGCACTCACGCAAGAGATAATTTGATTGCCCTTTGCAAGTCCTGCCACGCCCGAATCCATGCCGAGCGTGGTGATCGTTGGCACAATTCGTGACCCGGTAGGGGCGGTCAAATCTCTGGGACCTTTATCCCGTGCAACGGGCCTGGGGGTCCGTGTGGAAAATCGCATAAGTTTTCGGGGGAATAGACCTCGGTATGAAGGAGGTGTGAAAAATATGGGTCAGAGAGGACCAAAACCCGGCTCCGGCGGCAGACCGAAAAAGCCGATTGCAGACAAGATTGCGGATGGCAACCCTGGCAAGCGACCGCTGACTGTAATTGATTTCAAAGACAGCGCGGCTGATCTGGAGGGGCAGCCAATGCCCAAGCCCTCCGAGTTCCTTTCCGCAAAACAGAAAGATGGCTCTACGCTCTGTGCTGCCGAGATTTATGAAAATGTATGGAAATGGCTGTCCGACCGTGGATGCGCCACCATCATTTCTCCGCAGCTCATTGAACGCTTCGCTATGGCAAGCGCCAGATGGATTCAGTGTGAGTCCCTCACCAGTGAGTTGGGCTTTCTGGCAAAGCACCCCACCACGGGTGCAGCAATCCAGTCACCCTATGTGGCTATCGCAAACACATACATGACCCAGGCAAATCGCCTGTGGTCGGAAATTTACCAGATCGTCCGTGAGAACTGCACCGGCGAATATAACGGTGCAAATCCCCAGGATGATGTTATGGAACGATTGCTTCGTGCAAGGAAAGGAAACGGTTGATTATGTTTGAAAAAGTAAATCCGGCACATCCCGATAAGATTGCCGACCGCATTGCCGGGGCACTCGTTGACCTGGCATATAAATCCGAGAGAAACCCTCGCATCGCAGTGGAGCTTCTCATCGGTCACGGAACCTGTCATATCATCGCAGAGACTTCCGTGCAGCTTTCCATTGATGATGTGACTGCTGCCGTTTACCGCATCGCAGGCTTCCTCAATGTTGATTACTCCGAAGTTCCCCAGGATGTCCACCTTTCCCAAAATCAGAGTGGTGCTATCCGCTGCGGTGACAACGGCATCTTTAAAGGTGTGCCTGTGACTGCCGAGCAGAAGGAACTGGTGAGCGTTGCCACTGACATCTACAATGCCTACCCCTTTGATGGCAAGTACATCATCGACAACGGCAGGGTCATCATCTGCCAGAGCAACGCAAAGGCTGACCATCTCCGTGAAATCTATCCCGCCGCAGAAATCAATCCGCTCGGTGACTGGACCGGCGGCACGGATGTTGATACCGGCGCTACCAATCGCAAATTGGGCAGTGATATGGCCGACTCCGTAACAGGCGGTGGTCTCCACGGCAAAGACCTCTCCAAAGCTGATGTCAGCGTAAATATCTACGCTTGGCTCAAGGCCCAGGAAACCGGCAAGCCTGTTCAGTTCTGCTGCGCCATCGGTGATGAGACTGTCGGCGGCATTCCCTACGAGGAAATCGTGGAAACGGCAAGAGCCTACATCAAGTCCGTTGGTGGATTCGAGGCATTTGCCGAGTGGGGTCTGGTATGCTGATTGAAAAGAAAAACACGGCAGACCTTCTGCCTGCCGACTACAATCCCCGAAAAGACCTCAAACCCGGTGATGCGGAATATGAAAAGCTGAAACGCTCCATCGAGCAGTTCGGCTATGTGGAGCCGGTCATCTGGAACAAGACCACCGGCCGTGTGGTTGGCGGTCATCAGCGCCTAAAGGTGCTGATGGATATGGGCATGACCGAGGTTGACTGTGTTGTGGTGGCAATGGATGAGGAAAAGGAAAAAGCCCTCAATATTGCTCTCAATAAAATCAGCGGTGATTGGGATAAGGATAAGTTGGCTCTGCTCATTGCCGATCTGCAGGGTGCTGACTTCGATGTTTCCCTTACTGGTTTTGAGCCTGCCGAGATCGATGCTCTGTTTAAGGACACCCTCAAGGACGGCGTCAAAGATGATGATTTCGATGTAGGCGCAGAACTGGCACAGCCCACCATGACCAAGCCCGGTGACATCTGGACGCTCGGTCGCCACCGTCTGATCTGCGGTGACAGCACCAAGGCCGAAACCTATGACCTTCTGATGGGTAGCACTAAAGCCAACCTGGTCATCACCGACCCTCCGTACAATGTCAACTACGAAGGCAGCGCAGGCAAAATCAAAAATGACAACATGGCTGACGAAGCCTTTTATAACTTCCTTCTGGATGCGTACACGCAGATGCACTCCGCGATGGCGGACGATGCTTCCATCTATGTGTTCCACGCAGACACCGAGGGACTGAACTTCCGCAGGGCATTTGCCGATGCGGGTTTTTATTTGTCCGGCTGTTGCATCTGGAAAAAGCAGTCCCTTGTGTTGGGGCGCTCTCCTTACCAGTGGCAGCACGAACCCTGTCTGTACGGTTGGAAGAAAAACGGCAAGCACCAGTGGTATACCGGCAGGAAGGAAACCACCATCTGGGAATTCGATAAACCCAAGAAGAACAGTGACCATCCGACCATGAAACCGATCCCGCTCCTGGCTTATCCCATTATGAATTCTTCCATGAGCAACAGCGTGGTGCTTGACCCCTTCGGTGGCTCCGGCTCTACGCTCATTGCCTGTGAGCAGACCGACCGCATCTGCTACACCGTGGAACTGGATGAAAAGTTCTGCGATGTTATCGTGAAGCGGTATATCGAGCAGGTCGGCGGCGCAGACGGTGTTACCGTGCAGCGTGATGGTCTGACCTATAAATACTCCGAAGTGGAGGTACAACATGAATAATTTGACCCTGGGCAGTCTCTTTGACGGTTCCGGTGGTTTTCCGTTGGGCGGCTTGATTTCCGGCATCACACCTGTGTGGGCATCGGAGATCGAGCCGTTTCCCATTCGGGTCACTACTAAGCGCCTGCCCTTTATGAAACATTACGGTGACATCTCCCAGATGGATGGCGGGAAAATCGAGCCTGTGGACATTATCACCTTCGGCTCACCCTGCACGGATATGTCCGTTGCCGGTCGCAGAGCCGGATTGGAAGGACAGCAGTCCGTACTCTTCTATCAAGCCATCCGTATTATTAAGGAAATGAGGTGTGCCACCAATGGCAAATATCCAAGATACATCGTCTGGGAGAATGTCCCCGGCGCCTTCTCCTCAAACAGCGGTGAGGACTTCAAAGCAGTCCTCGAAGCGGTCATCGGTGTCGCAGAGCCGGACACCCAGGTGCCTATGCCTGAAAAGAACCGATGGCCCTATGCCGACTGCTACATGGGAGACGGATGGAGCGTTGCTTACCGAGTTCTCGATGCTCAATTCTGGGGAGTTCCCCAACGAAGAAAACGCATCTACCTTGTCGCAGATTTTGCAGGTGGGCGTGCCTTCGACATACTTTTTAAGTCCGAAGGCGTGTCAGGGTATTCTGCGGAGAGCTTCCGCTCGTGGCAAAGAATTGCCGGAAGTGCTGCGGATCGCACTGGAACAGCAAGCCTCTGCTTAAATGACCAGGGCGGTCAGCGTATGGATGTGACGGATGAAGTAACCGCCACGCTCCGCGCTGAAGCGCACCATCCTCCGTGTGTTCTGGAATCCGCAGGATTCTGCACAGAGCATTCTGCCAAGAGCCGCAGCATTGGTTATGAGGAAGAAACTTCGCCAACACTCCGAGCAGGAGTCGTTCCTGCAGCAGTCGCTTTGGAAAACCATCCAACCGACAGCAGAGTGAAGATTGCCGAGGACGGCAAGGTTCAGACACTCACCTCCCGCATGGGGACAGGCGGTGGAAATGTGCCGCTCGTTATGAAGATCCGCTCTGGTTGTGAAGGTGGCGGCAAGGGTCCTCTCATCCAGACAGATAAATCTGCCACGCTTTCCTGTAACAATGACCAGACTTTGTTTGAGCCGAAGGCTTATGGTATTTGTTCAAAAGAAAGCAATGCTATGAAATCCACCAATCCTCACAGTGGGATTTACGAAGCCGACACTTCCCGTACACTTGACGGCAACGGCGGTAACCCCGGCTGTAACCAGGGCGGCATTGCTGTGGTGGAAAGTTATGCCATACAGGGTTCTATGATCGGTCGCATCGATAAGAATGGTCCCCAGGGCGATGGCATCAATGAGGATGTCAGTTTTACTCTCAATACGGTCGACCGTCATGCCGTATACGCCATGACCACAGGCAGCTTCACCCAGGTTGCCGAGGATAAGGCTCCCACAGTGCTTGCCCGTGATTATAAAGACCCCACCGCCGTTTGCTACGGCATTGGCAGGGACACTTTCAACCAGGGCAAGAATGCCAAGTTCGCCCCTACCTTCGAGGAGGAACTTCAGCCCACCCTCGTTGCCAAAGGCCCTGGTGCTATTCAGAGTGGGTACACTGTCCGCAGGCTCACTCCTACAGAGTGTGCCAGACTGCAGGGCTTCCCAGACTGGTGGTGCAATGATCTGGGCGTTGCCGAACCTACGATGGAGGATATCCGTTATTGGTATGATGTGTTTGAGACCCATCGCAGGATCGTGGGCAGTTCCACAAAGCCCAAGTCTCTGAAGCAGATTGCCAAGTGGCTGCGCGACCCCCATTCGGATGCCGCAGAATATAAAATGTGGGGCAACGGTGTCGCACTTCCTTGCGTGGTTTTTGTGCTGTCCGGCATCGTGTACTGTACACAATCCGAGGGCTGATAATTTGACACTATTCTGTGGTTATAGGCCTTGATATTATTCGGTTTTAGAGCGAATATGTGACTACCAAATTTAAAGGAGGTCACACATTATGATTATCAACTACAACGTCAGCGGTTCTGACCGCAAGCAACTGGTCGCAGCCATTGCTGAACATACCGGCGAAAAAGCCAAATACCTCGGCGCACCCGGTTTTGCCTACCAGATCGGCGGTTTCACCGTCAGTGTGGACGGCAAGGTCACCATCGAAGACAACAGCACCGCAGCATCGCTCATCCGCTTCCTGCGTGAGAAGGGCTTCCAGGCTGAAGACCCTCTGGCAGACTGCATCGCAGACGATGCCGACGAAGATGTGGAAACGGACGAAGCCTGCGGCATCTGCATTTCCATGCCTCGCGGCCTTTTCACCGACAGCAGCCTGGAAAACCTCAAGGCACTCATCGCAGCCAAGGGCAACCTCATCAAAAAGGCTCTGGGTGTGGATGACCTGCCAGTTGAGGTCACGGACGAGAAAGTTTCCTTCCCCTGGTTTCCGGCAGTGCCTGCCCCAGAGGAACTGAAAGCCTACGACACTTTTATCTGCAAACTGTGCGAAATGGCACGGAACGCAAAGCGAGTGGTGGCAAAGGAGAAGGAAACGGACAATGACAAGTATGAATTCCGCTGCTTCCTTCTCCGTCTGGGCTTCATCGGTGCAGAGTTCAAGACCGAACGCAAAATCCTGCTCCGCAACCTGGCGGGCAGTTCTGCCTTCAGAAGCGGTCAGCCCAAGGAGGTGGAAGTATGCGAGTAATCTCCAGAGAAGCCTTACAAGCCCTCCGTGAGCGTTACCCAAAGGGTACACGGGTGGAACTGGTGCAGATGGACGACCCCCAAGCACCGCCTATTGGTACAAAAGGCACCGTAATCGGGGTTGATGATATTGGCAGCATTATGGTTGCCTGGGATACTGGTTCCGGCTTGAATGTAGCCTACGGTGTCGATGTTTGTCGAAAGGTGGCGAATACCGATGACCGATAAAATCCGAGAGCAGATCCTCGCAGTCCGCAAGACTGGTCGTACCAATATGTTTGATGTTCCGATGGTGCAGTACATCGCCAATGAAATGCGGTTCTATGAACTGGTGATTTTCCTTGAGGAGCATCGCTCCGAATATGTGAATTTCATCCTCACGGGCGAGTCATAAACTACACAATTTCACCTCGCAAGAACGGTTGAATAATCGTGTAGTTTATTATCGCAAACCCCTGGATATTATGTGCTTTCAGAGGTAATATGTGTCACACCGAAAGGGAAAACACAGAAAAAACGGAGGAAAACATTATGGAATTCACAACGATGGAACGACTGCAAATGAAAGTTTCCGCAAGCTACGGTGCGGTTCTCAAGTTCGGCGATAAGGTCTTTGTTACGGACTGCCACTGGAAAGGCGGTTTTACGGCAGAGATTTATGAGTTTGTTGAAACCCACGATGAGACCGGGCTTGGCGACATCGAGTGCAGACTCGCCCCTTGGGGAAAGACCGATGAGCGGTTCGCAGACAATGGCCACGCAATTGCCTGGTGCATGGCACAGGTGAAGTAAATCTGAGGAGGAAACATTATGGCAAAAACTGGACTGGAAATCATCAAGGCTCTGGACACCACTGCCGGGGAAATCGCAGAAATCATCAGCAAGGGACACCCACCCTTTGAAGAAGGCGGTGCGGTTGCCTGCGACCTGGTCACCTGCGAACAGTGTTGGCTGGCATGGCTGACCACGGGCAAGCCGCCGATCCCCACCAATAAGTAAAACAATATCACAGCCCTGGGATGGAGCCGAGAGGCTCTGTTCCTCGTATACGGAAAGTCGCACCGATGATGGTGGCGGCTATTTTTTATGCTCATTTGAAGGAGGTGACCGCATATCAGAAAGCTGAAGAAATACAAACCGACCCGCTTCATGTCCGAAGGCTCCTACTACGATAAGGATGCCGCTGACTATGCGGTCGGTTTCATTGAGTGCCTTTGCCATACAAAAGGTACCTGGGCAAGAAAGCCCTTTGAACTGATCGACTGGCAGGAACAGATCATCCGAGACATTTTCGGAACACTGAAGCCCAACGGCTACCGCCAGTTTAATACCGCATATATCGAAATCCCCAAGAAACAGGGAAAATCCGAACTGGCTGCCGCTGTTGCGCTTTTGCTGACCTGCGGTGATGGTGAGGAACGCGCCGAGGTTTATGGCTGTGCCGCTGACCGACAGCAGGCATCCATCGTTTTTAATGTAGCTGCTGACATGGTGCGTATGTGTCCGGCTCTGGCAAAGCGAGTAAAAATCCTGGATTCCCAAAAGCGTCTGATTTATCTGCCCACAGGCAGTATCTACCAGGTGCTTTCTGCTGATGTCGGAAACAAGCACGGCTTCAATACCCACGGCGTTGTATTCGATGAGTTGCACACGCAGCCGAACAGAAAACTGTTTGATGTTATGACCAAGGGTTCCGGTGATGCTCGTATGCAACCGCTGTACTTTCTTATTACCACGGCAGGCAACGATACCAAGTCCATCTGCTATGAGATCCACCAGAAAGCCAAGGACATCATCGAAGGTCGCAAAATCGACCACACCTTTTATCCTGTTATCTATGGTGCAGATGAAAGCGATGACTGGACTGATCCGGAAACCTGGAAGAAGGCAAATCCCTCTTTGGGTATTACGGTGGGCATCGACAAAGTGCGTGATGCCTGTGAGTCTGCCAAGCAGAACCCCGGCGAAGAGAATGCCTTCCGGCAGCTTCGTTTGAACCAGTGGGTCAAGCAGGCAGTCCGTTGGATGCCAATGGACAGATGGGACAAATGCGCCTTTGCCACCTCCGAGGATGACCTTGAGGGACGCGTTTGCTACGGCGGATTGGACTTGTCCTCCACTACAGACATCACCGCACTGGTTCTGGTTTTCCCACCGGAATATGAGGATGATAAATACATTATCCTACCGTATTTCTGGATACCCGAAGACAACCTCGACCTGCGTGTCCGGCGCGACCATGTGCCATATGATGTTTGGGAGCGGCAGGGCTTCCTGCAGACCACCGAGGGTAATGTGGTTCACTATGGTTACATCGAAAAATTCATCGAGCGCCTGGGTGAACGCTACAACATCCGTGAGATTGCCTTTGACCGTTGGGGCGCTGTCCAGATGGTGCAGAACCTTGAGGGTATGGGCTTCACGGTGGTCCCTTTCGGACAGGGCTTCAAGGATATGTCCCCGCCCACCAAAGAACTGATGAAACTGGTGCTTGAGGAAAAGGTCGCCCACGGTGGACATCCCGTTCTCCGATGGATGATGGATAACATCTTCATCCGCACCGATCCCGCCGGCAACATCAAGCTGGACAAGGAAAAATCCACAGAAAAGATTGACGGCGCAGTCGCCACCATTATGGCTCTCGACCGTGCGATCCGCTGTGGCAACGACTCCAGTGCTTCGGTCTACGATGACCGAGGCATTTTGTTTATCTGACGGAGGTGTGAAATGGAAAAGAAAAAACTGCATATTGTTTCGCTCTCCGGCGGCAAGGACTCGACCGCTATGCTCCTGCGGATGTTGGAGGAAGGCTGGCCTGTTGATCTCATCCTGTTCTGTGATACGGGGCTTGAGTTTGACGGTATGTACCACCACATCGAGAAACTGGAAAAGTATATCGGCAGACCGATCACACGCCTAAAATCAGAGTATTCCTTTGAATATCTGCTCCTGGAGCATATGCCCAGGAGAAAGAACCCCGAACTGTTCGGGCGCAAAGGTTATAGTTGGGCAGGCCCCCGAAACCGTTGGTGTACTGCGATGCTGAAACAGCGGATCATTGACCGCTACCTCCGCGACCTGGCAAAGGAATACGAGTTGGTTCAGTACATCGGCATTGCCGCCGATGAACCGCAGCGTATCCGTGACTTCCGCTATCCTCTGGTGGAATGGGGTATGACTGAATCGGACTGCCTTACCTACTGCAAGGAGCGGGGCTTCGATTGGGATGGGCTATACGATATTTTTCATCGTGTATCCTGTTGGTGTTGTCCGCTGCAGTCTTTTGAGGAACTGCGTAAACTTCGGAAGCACTTCCCGGAACTCTGGGAAAAACTGCGGGATTGGGATTCCCGCACATGGCGCACATTTTTGAAATATTATTCTGTAGAGCAACTGGAAATACGCTTTGCTTTTGAGGAAGAGCGGCTTGCTGCCGGACTTCCCATAAAAGGCAGGGCGTTTTTTGATGCTCTGCGTGAGCGACTGAAAGAAGGTGATGCATAATGGGTATCTTTTCTGGCCTATTCAAATCCAGAGACAAGCCTGAAAACCGAACTGCCGGAAGTGCCTATGCTTTTTACATGGGCGGGACCACCGCAGGCAAAACCGTGACCGAGAGGTCTGCTATGCAGATGACTGCCGTGTACTCCTGTGTCCGTATTCTGGCTGAAGCGGTGGCGGGACTGCCGCTACATCTTTACAAATACACCGATGGCGGTGGCAAAGAAAAAGCCCTTGACCATCCGCTGTACCGACTGCTCCATGATGAGCCGAACCCAGAAATGAGTTCTTTCGTATTTCGAGAGACCCTCATGACTCATCTGCTTTTGTGGGGCAATGCCTACGCACAGGTCATCCGCAACGGCAAAGGTGAGGTCATCGCACTATATCCGCTGATGCCCAACAAGATGTCCGTGGACAGAGATGAAAATGGCCGTCTGTACTACACCTATTACCGTGGCTCGGATGAAGCCATTAAAAATAAGGACTTTGCTGTAACGCTTCAGCCCTCGGATGTGCTGCATATCCCTGGTCTGGGCTTTGACGGTCTGGTGGGCTACAGTCCAATTGCTATGGCAAAGAACGCCATCGGAATGGCGATTGCCTGCGAAGAGTACGGAGCCAAGTTCTTTGCAAATGGTGCGGCTCCCGGTGGTGTGTTGGAACACCCCGGCACCATCAAAGACCCGCAGCGTGTGCGTGAGAGTTGGCAGTCCACTTTCGGCGGCAGCGGAAACGCAAATAAGATCGCTGTTCTTGAGGAAGGCATGAAATACACGCCTATCGGCATCTCACCGGAGCAGGCACAGTTCCTTGAGACCCGCAAATTCCAAATCAATGAAATCGCTCGAATTTTCCGTGTCCCGCCCCACATGGTCGGTGATCTGGAAAAGTCGAGCTTTTCAAATATTGAACAGCAGAGCCTGGAATTTGTGAAATACACGCTGGACCCTTGGGTGATCCGATGGGAGCAGTCCATCATGCGGGCGCTCTTATCCCCGGAGGAAAAGACACAGTATTTTGTCAAATTCAATGTGGAAGGTCTGCTGCGTGGCGACTATCAAAGCCGCATGAACGGGTATGCCATCGGTCGGCAGAACGGCTGGATGTCCGCCAATGACATCCGAGAACTGGAAAACCTCGACCGCATCCCTGCCGAAGAGGGCGGCGACCTGTATCTTATCAACGGCAATATGCTCCCGCTCAAAGATGCGGGCGCTTTTGCAAATACCGAATCCAACGATGACGGAAAGGAGGAAAATGCCGATGAAGAAATTCTGGAAGTGGAAGAACAAGATGGTGACCAATCAGGAGAATCCGATGCAGACGGAGGAACGGACGCTGTATCTCAATGGCACCATCGCCGAGGAAAGCTGGTTTGACGATGATGTGACCCCTCAGCTTTTTAAGGAGGAGCTGATGGCGGGTTCCGGGAACATCACCGTCTGGATCAACTCTCCCGGCGGCGACTGTGTGGCGGCAGCCCAAATCTACAATATGCTGATGGACTATCCCCACGATGTGACCGTGAAGATCGATGGCATTGCGGCTTCCGCTGCATCCGTCATTGCTATGGCGGGTACTAAAGTTCTCATGTCTCCGGTGTCTATGCTCATGATCCACAATCCCATGACGGTGGCTATGGGCGACACGGCAGAAATGCAGAAGGCCATTGAAATGCTGGGGAGCGTAAAAGACTCCATCATCAATGCCTACGAAATCAAAACGGGGCTTTCCCGCGCCAAACTCTCGCACCTCATGGATGCGGAAACCTGGATGGATGCAGGCAAAGCTGTAGAGTTTGGCTTTGCGGACGGAATCATGAATCGCAGTGAAGCTGCTGAGGATATGGAGCCGCCTGCAGTTTCCATGCTATATTCCAAAGCCAATGTGGTCAATTCCCTCATGGGGAAAATCGCCGAGAAATGCAAAACCAATCGAACCGCCCCCAAGGCGGAGCCCACCGGCCGCTCTGTAGATGATCTCTACGAGCGGCTCAATCTTTTGAAACATTAAAGGAGGAAGATTACGTATGACTATTTTGGAACTGCGTGAGAAGCGCGCAAAGGCGTGGGAATCCGCCAAGGCTTTCCTGGACTCCCACCGCACCGACAAAGGCGTTCTGTCCGCCGAGGATGACGCCACCTATTCCCGCATGGAGCAGGAAATTGCCGACCTGGGTAAGGAAATCTCCCGGATGGAGCGCAGAGAGGCATTGGATGCTGAACTGAACCGTCCGGTGAATAAGCCTCTGACTGGCAAGCCGATGACCAGTAGCGATACTGCTAAGACTGGTCGCGCCACCGATGAGTACCGCCAGAACTTCTGGAACATGATGCGCTCCAAGGCCCCCATGCCCACGGTGATGAACGCTCTGCAGATCGGCACTGACTCCGAGGGCGGCTATCTGGTGCCCGATGAGTACGAGCGAACTCTGGTGGAAGCACTGGAGGAAGAGAACATTTTCCGTCAGCTGGCCAAGGTCATCCAGACTTCCAGCGGTGACCGCAAGATCCCCGTGGTGGCCACCAAGGGCACTGCGTCCTGGATCGATGAGGAGGGTGCGTTCACCGAGAGTGACGATTCCTTCGGTCAGGTATCCATCGGTGCCTACAAGCTGGGCACCATGATCAAGGTTTCCGAAGAACTGCTCAACGACAGCGTCTTTGACCTGGAGAACTATATCTCCCGTGAGTTTGCCCGCCGCATTGGTGCCAAGGAAGAGGAAGCCTTCTTCACGGGTGACGGCTCCGGTAAGCCTTTGGGTATTCTTGCCGCCACCGGTGGCGCGGAAACTGGCATCACTGCTGCGTCCGCTACCGCCATTACTGCCGATGAACTCATCGACCTGTTCTACTCTCTGAAGGCTCCTTATCGCCGTAACGCTGTATGGGTGCTGAACGATTCCACCATCAAGGCCATCCGCAAACTGAAGGACAACAATGGCCAGTACCTGTGGCAGCCTTCTTTGACTGCAGGCACACCCGATACCATCCTCGGCAGACCGGTGCGTACCTCGGCCTATATGCCTGCCATTGCAGCCAGTGCCAAGACCATCGCCTTTGGTGACTTCAGCTATTACTGGATCGCGGATCGCCAGGGTCGTTCCTTCAAGCGCCTGAACGAACTGTACGCTGCCAATGGTCAGGTGGGCTTCCTCGCCTCCCAGCGTGTGGATGGCAAGCTGATCCTCCCCGAAGCAATCAAGGTTCTGGCTCAGAAGTCCGCAGGTTAACGAAAGGAGGCGGCGGTCATGGAGGAACTGCTCCAAAAGGTAAAACAGAATCTGATTCTTTCCCATGCGGCGGACGATGAGCTTTTAAAGGCATATATCACCGCCGCTGTTTCATATGCGGAAAGCTATCAGCATTTGGAGAAAGATTACTACCAGGCAAACCCCATGCCGCCCACCACCGAACAGGCTGTCATCATGCTGTCGTCCCATTTCTATGAATCCAGGGACGGCAGCACCGGCGGCTTTTTTGCTGACAATGTGCAGGCCGGGCAGCAGGTATGGAACACGGTCAACCTCCTGCTTCGGCTGGATCGGAGGTGGCAGATATGAGTTTCGGAAAAATGAACGGCTTTGCAGAACTTATTGCCACCAAAAATGTAAAGGACAGCGAGGGCTTCTCTACTACCGTAGACGAAGTCCTCGCTTCTATCCGTGTGCATCGGGAAGGTCGGCATGGCAGTCAGAGGTGGGCAAATCTCGCCGCATTTTCTGATGCGACCGACCTGTTCCGCTTCCGCTGCATTCCCGGACTTGAGATTAAGACGGATCAAATCCTCGTTTCAGACGGAGACCGCTTTGAGATCATCTCTGTGGAGAACGTAAAGGGCCGTGGAATGTACACAGAGGTGTTGGCAAAAAAGGTGGTGGCAAAGGGTGGCTAAGGTACAAATGATGATGCCGGAAGACTTTCTCATCAAACTCTCTTCCCTTGGAAAAAAGAGTGATGAAATCTGCGAGAAGGTTCTGGAAGCAGGCGGCGAAATCGTCCTGGAAAAGACAAAAAGCAACCTCGCCTCGGTTATCGGTTCCGGTACAAAGTACGATTCCCGCTCCACGGGTGAACTGGAACGCTCCCTGGGGCTGTCCTCTGTCAGGATGGACAAAAACGGCAACCACAACATAAAAGTCGGTTTTGCGGAGCCAAGAAGTGACGGAGACAGCAATGCAAAGATCGCAAACATTCTGGAATACGGCAAACACGGTCAGCCTGCTAAACCTTTTTTGAAGCCAGCCAAAACGGCGTCAAAAGCTGCCTGTGAGACAGCCATGAAGCAGAAGTTTCAACAGGAGGTGGATAAGCTGTGAGCCTGCTATCTGATTTGACAAACCTGGTTGAAACGCTGGATATTCCGGTGGAGACCGGGGTGTTTTCTGATACCGCACCGGACAGGTACCTGGTACTCGTACCGCTTTCCGATACCTTCGATATCCATGCGGATAATTCTCCGGGTATCGATGTCCAGGAGGTGCGTATCTCCCTATACACGAAGGGCAGCTACACTAAAGAGAAGAACGCTCTTATAAAGCTGCTGCTCTCTCACGACTTTACCGTAACAGGCCGAAGCTATATCGGCTATGAAACGGAAACCGGCTATCACCACTACAATGTGGATGTAGCTCATTATTACGAAATGGAGGATTGATTATGGCTACGATTGGCCTTGATAAGCTCTTCTACTCCAAAATCACAGAGGGTGAAAACGGTGATGAAACCTACGAAACCCCTGCACAGCTGGCAAAAGCCATGACCGCCGAACTTTCGGTGGAACTGGCGGAGGCTACACTGTATGCGGATGACGGAGCGGCGGAGATTGTAAAGGAATTCAAATCCGGCACCCTTTCCCTGGGTGTGGATGATATCGGTGCAACTGCAGCATCGGATTTGACGGGTGCGGTCATCGATGAAAATGGTGTCGTGATTTCCACCAGCGAGGATGGTGGTGCTCCCGTTGCAGTTGGCTTCCGAGCAAAGAAATCCAACGGCAAGTATCGCTACTTCTGGCTTTACCGAGTGAAGTTCGGAATCCCGGCTACGAACCTCACCACAAAGGGCGACAGCATCACCTTTTCCACTCCCACCATCGAGGGGACGATTCTGCGCAGGAACAAGGTGGACGCCCAGGGCAAGCACCCCTGGAAGGCAGAGGTCACCGAGGGCGACAAGGGTGTATCCACCGACACCATCACGAACTGGTACAAGCAGGTGTACGAGCCGTCTTATGCGGCACTGCCTGCAGCAGATTAAGGAGGTCACTAACAGATGGAACAGGAACGCTCTGCAAATATTCTGATTGGCAGTGAGGAGTACACTTTACTGCTCACCACCAAAGCCACAAAGGAAATCGCCGGACGGTATGGCGGTCTTGAAAACCTGGGTGAAAAGCTGATGAAATCCGAGAACTTTGAAATGGCGATCGGAGAAATCGTGTGGCTGATCACCCTCCTGGCAAACCAGTCTATCCTTGTGTATAACCTGAAAAACAAGGAGAATCCCAAGGATCTGCTCACCGAGGAAATGGTGGAGCTTCTCACTGCTCCTGCGGATTTGGCGGGCTACAAAACCGCCATCACCGAGGCTCTGTATAAGGGCACCAAGCGTAACATCGAAAGTGAGACCGATACAAAAAACGCACAAGTCGGGTAACAGACGAGGAACTGTTTACCCGGCTTCTTTATTACGGCATCGCTCACCTGCATCTTTCCATGGATGAGGTGTGGTTGATGCCGTTTGGCTTGCTCTTGGATTTGTGGGAGTGCCACAAGCAGTGGAACGGCCAGGCAAAGCCCAAGTGTGAGCACTTTATTGACGATATCATCCCGGATGGGATTTAAAAAGGAGGTGGTCATTTGGCGGATAATTTCGGTCTGAAAATCGGACTTGAGGGTGAAAAGGAATTCAAAAAAGCCCTCTCCGAAATCAACCAGTCCTTTAAGGTTCTGGGATCTGAAATGAAGCTGGTTTCCTCCCAGTTCGACAAAAACGACTCCTCCGTTCAGGCACTCACGGCAAGAAACACTGTTCTGAACAAAGAAATCGAAGCCCAGAAGCAGAAGATTGAAACCCTTCGTTCGGCTCTCGACAACGCTTCCGCTTCCTTTGGAGAAAATGACCGCCGCACACAAAACTGGCAGATTCAGCTGAACAATGCCGAAGCCGCTCTTAACGACATGGAGCGGGAACTAAAGCAGAATCAGGATGCCATTGACGCAGCCGGTGATGAATTTCAGGATGCCGGAAAACAGGCGGACGGTTTCGGTGATGAGGTGAAAGGTGCGGCAGATGATGCCGACAAGTCCTCCGGCAAACTGGAAAAGGTCGGCTCTGTCATGAAGGGTGTGGCAGTTACCATCGGTGCTGCCGTTGCCGCTGCCGGAGCTGCGCTGGTAGGGCTGACAAAGAGTTTCCTCGACCTTGCCGAATCCACCCGTGAATACCGGGAGGATCAGGCGAAGCTGGATGCAGCCTTCCTCACCGCAGGATTTACCGCTGAACAGGCCGGTGAAGCCTACACCGGATTTTACTCCATTTTGGGTGAAGAAGACCGAAGTGTGGAGGCAGTCAACCATTTGGCGAAACTGTGCTCTACCGAAGAAGAACTGGCACAGTGGACAGACATAGCCGCCGGTGTCTGGGCTACATTTGGAGATAGCCTGCCCATTGAGGGTCTTACCGAAGCCGCCAATGAAACAGCGAAAACCGGACAGCTGACGGGTGTCCTGGCAGACGCGCTCAATTGGGCGGGAGTCAATGAAGAGGATTTCCAGTCTGCCCTGGACGGCTGTAACACCGAGCAGGAACGGGCGGCACTGATTACCGATACTTTAAACGGTCTGTATCAGGAAGCCGCCGAGAATTACAAGGAACTCAATGGCGATGTGATGGACGCACAGCGGGCGCAGGCTTTGCTTACCGATGCCTATGCCCAGCTTGGTGCTGTTGCAGAACCCATTATGACCACCTTGAAAACAATGGCGGCGGATGTGCTTACCGCCATGCTTCCCTTTGTCTCTCTGATGGGTGAAGGGCTGCAAGGAGTTTTGAACGGGACCGCCGGGGCTGCAGAAACCTTTGCAGAAGGTGTTTCCGGTTTGGTGGAAGTTTTGATGGAAAAGCTGTCCACCATTCTTCCTATGCTTGGTGAGGCACTGCTCGCCAGCCTTCCGGTTCTTCTGGAGGTTGGCATCAGCATTATTACTACCCTGCTTACCGGAATTACCGAAGCCTTGCCGGAACTGGCTGCCGCAGCCTTGTCCATCATTATGCAGCTGGTAAACAGCCTCATTGAACTGCTCCCGCAAATTCTGCAGGCGGCTGCACAGGTGATTGCTACCCTGGCCACGGGTATTGCAACAGCACTTCCCACATTGATTCCCACCCTGGTGCAGGTGGTCATTCAAATCGTACAGACCTTGATTGAGAACCTGCCTTTAATTTTGGACGCAGCTCTTCAGCTGATCACGGGATTGGCACAGGGGATCTTGAACGCACTGCCCGTGTTGATTGCGGCTCTGCCCGAAATCATCAACGGCATTGTGACCTTTTTGCTGGATTCCATTCCGCAGATTATTGAAACCGGGATACAGCTGCTGACCTCCTTGGTGGCGGCTTTGCCGGACATCATTACCGCCATCGTGGAAGCGATCCCCCAGATTATTGACGGGATCATCAACGCTGTTTTGGATGCCATCCCGCTGATTATCCAGGCGGGCATTGATTTGCTGATTTCCTTGATCCAGGCATTGCCGCAAATCATCACAACCATCGTGCAGGCAATCCCGCAGATTATCTCCGGTATCGTAAACGCTGTCATCGGGAACATCGATAAGATAATTATGGCCGGTGTTCAGCTGTTCGTCTCACTCATTGAAAATCTCCCCACCATCATCGTGGAGATCGTGAAAGCCGTACCTCAAATCATCACTGGGATTGTAAAGGCGTTCGGTTCTCTTATGTACAAAATAGTGGAGATCGGCGGCAACATTGTCAAAGGTCTGTGGGACGGTATTACCGGTCTTGCTTCCTGGCTTTGGGACAAGGTATCCGGCTGGATTTCAGGCATTTGGGATGGTATCTGCAGCTTCTTTGGCATCAACTCGCCTTCCAAAGAAATGGCCTGGGTTGGTGAAATGCTGGTGAAGGGTCTTGCCGGTTCCATCGACGACAAGGGTGATGAGGCGGTGAAAGCTGCAGAGGGCATGGCAAAAGATATCGACGGTGTGATGACCGACCTTGCCCACGATATGCAGACCGCTCTGCCTACGGACTTTGATGTGAGCGGCAATATCCGCTCTTCCGTCGGCGGCATTCCCGGCGGCACAGCCTCCGGGCTTTCCCTTGTGCTCAACATTACAAACTTTAACAATTACTCTACGGAGGACATCCGGCAGCTGACCAATGAGGTCATGGAAACTGCCAGCCAATTTGCGATGCGGAAAGGAGTGGTATTTGCATGACTTTTTTCACCTATAACGGGATTAGTTCTGCTGATTTCGGTCTGCATATTGAGAGCAAAAATATCTTTTCCGCACCGGAATATGACATCTCTTTTCAGTCTATTCCCGGTAGAAGCGGTGATTTGATTGTTTCCAATAACCGCTTTGCCAATGTGAAGGTAAGCTACACCGTTTTTGTGAGACGGAACACAGTCGAGGATTTATCTGACCTACTTCGTGCAGTAAAAGGCTGGCTCTATACGGAGCCTGACCGATATCACGAGATTACTGATTCCTACGATTCGCTGTATCTGCGGTATGGGGTTATCAGCGGCTCACTGGATATTGAAGATCAGCTGAATAAAGTCGGCTGCTTTACGGTCACCTTCAACTGCAAGCCGTACCGGTATAAAAAGGACGGACTTCTGGAAACCCCGATGACAAGCGGCGGCAGTCTGTTTAACCCGGAAGCCTTTTCCGCAAAGCCGCTCATCACTCTGACCGGGAGCGGTGACTTTACGCTGACGCTTCAAAACGGCGGGTATAACCGTTCATGGCAGTTCAAAGGCATCGAAAGCGGTATAACCTGCGACAGTGAGCAGATGAATTTCTACTTCGGCACACAGCTTCTGAACGACAAGGTAACGGGCGAAGACTTTCCGTTGCTCCCGCCCGGAGAAACCGTCCTAACGGTATCCGGGGATGCGGAGATTGCCGTTCAGCCAAGGTGGTGCGGCTTATGATTCCTGTTCTATACCCAGCAAACAGCACCAGCTTCACCACCTTTGGCTTGGGTGCGCTAACCGATACGCTTTCTTGTGAGGTCACGGAGGAGCGAAACGGTGTATTTGAATGCATACTCAAATATCCCATTACCGGTCAGCACTATAAGCTGATTGCAAAAGAACGGATCATTAAGGCAAAGCCAAACGATACTGGAGAGCCGCAGGCGTTTCGCATCTATCGAATCACTAAGCCGCTGGACGGTGTGGTTACGGTATATGGTCAGCACATTTCCTACGACCTTGCCAATGTCCCTGTGATGCCGTTCTATGCAGAAAGCCGTTCTCCGTCACTGCTTTTGAATCAGATCCTTGCCGGGGACAGTCGGTTCACGGGCTGGACGGACTACTCAGAGGCAAAAGAGTTTTCCGTTACAACCCCTAAAAGCGTCCGTGCTTGTCTGGGTGGCACAGAAGGGTCCATGCTCTCTAAATGGCACGGTGAATTTGAATGGGATAACTTTACGGTGAAGTTCCATTCCCATCGCGGTGAAAAGACCGGTGTTGTCATTGAATACGGCAAAAACCTCACCTCGCTGGAACAGGACGAGGATAACAGCGGCGTATATACACAGCTTCTTCCTTACGCCGTATATACACAGGAGGGCTCGGAAACAGAGACGGTTGTCACGCTCCCGGAACAGACTCTGCCCATCGTATCCGAGGAGATGGTGCGAAACAAGACGCTCATTCTTGACCTGACAGACAGGTTTGAGAGCGGCACTGACATCACCGAGGATGCTTTGCGGGCAGCCGCAAACGACTACATCAAGGAAAATCCACTCGGTGCAACTGTTCCCACCGTTAAGGTGGCGTTTGAACCCCTATGGAAACAGCCGGAGTATTCGGCGCTCCTGGAGCGTGTGCGTCTCTGCGACTCTGTCACTATCCGGCACACCGCCCTTGGGGTGAATGTGTCTGCAACCGTGATCGAAACCGTGTATGATTCCCTTGCAGAGCGGTATGTGAGCATTACTCTGGGAAACGAAAAATCCAGTATGATTACCACGCTCTCTGAGGTGCAGTCCTCTGTCGGGAAAGTAGAGTCGGTAGTTGACCGGTTCCCGAAACTCCTGCAGACAGCCATCAGCAATGCCACCTCTCTGATCACCGGCCAGACCGGCGGCTATGTGGTGCTGCACGGGGACGAAACCGGGAGGCCTTATGAACTTCTTGTTTTGGATGCTCCCGCCATACAAGACGCTGTCAATGTCTGGCGGTGGAATGTGAATGGGTTAGGCTTTTCCAGAAATGGCTACAACGGTCCGTATGAAACTGCCATCACCGCCGATGGGCAGATTGTGGCGGACTTTATCACTTCCGGTTCGCTGATTGCAAACATCATCAAGGCGGGGGTCATTCAATCACAGGACGGCTCATCCTATTGGGACTTGGAGACGGGCGAAGTCGTACTGCGAGCCTATGCCACAAACAAGCAGGTCACGGAAGTCAGCGACCGCATTTCAGTGATTGAAGAACAGAAAATGCTCCGGCTGGTGATTAACTCATCCAACGGGAGCATTTTCAAAAACAACAATATCCAAACCACGCTTTATGCCACGGTTTTCTCATGGGACGAAAATATCACAGATACCCTTGACGACAACCAATTCATATGGACAAGGGTGTCTGATGATACCGAGGCCGACAAGTTGTGGAACAGCGCGCATTTCGGCGGAACAAAGTCTATCGAAATTACATCCGATGATGTCAAAGTTAGAGCAACCTTCTTCTGTGACCTCATCGACACAGCTACAAGAAACAGCCTGCTTGGCTGAATTGAAGGAGGAATTTTCATGAGCAAAGCACAAGGGCAATTTACAATCATCGATTATAATGATGCACTTACCCTAACCGGATATATCGGCTCGAATCTTGCAAAGACACAGATGTATAACCCTGACAACGACAGCTATTCGCCGGACTGGACTTCGAAAAATCTTGTCTTGACTCCGAGCCTCTATGTCATCGGTACAACCACCGACCAGATCACGTCCTCGGCGGTAACCTCTGTAAAATGGTATATCGGCAGTTCCACAACTGCAATCACTTCTTCCGGCAGTTATGCCCTAAGTGGTGCGAAGAGTCATATTTTGACCGTTAAGGGAAATGTAATGGCAGGCCTGCCCGGTATCGATTACCGCTGTGTCGTCACTTATAAGGACGCATCCACGGGCCTGTCAATTACGCATCCGCTGACGATCAGCTTCTCACGCGTGGTAAATGGAAGCGGCATTGTCGACCTGCTCGTCACCACGCCAAGCGGAAATGTGTTCAAGAATTCTGAGGTTGCATCGCTTACGGCAAAGGCGGAACTGTGGCGCGGATCTACGGTTGATACAACTAAAGTATCCTACAAATGGGCGGCTATGGACGCATCCGTCACATCGACCGCCTCCACAGGTTATGATGCTGATTTCGGTATTGGCTGGCGGAAGCTGTCTGATGCCACAGGCAGATATACCGGAACCTCCTCCAATACCATCACAATCTACGCCGCCGCAGTGGACAGTTATGCCGTGTTCAAATGCTGTGCGCAGGATACAGATTCCGCTTCTGCTTCTTACAACACAAAGTTTTTTGATGTTGCAACCTTCATTGACAACTCCGACCCGCTTCAGATTATTGTCACTTCCACAGGCGGTGATGTGTTTAAAAACGGCCAAGGCTCAACAGTGCTGACCGCCGTATGCTATCAGGCCGGCGCAGAGGTAGATGCGGCAGGCGGCGGTACCTATACCTGGACGAAATACAATAAGGATGGCGCTGTCGACACCTCCTGGGGCACAAACGGTTCCAAGAGCGGCAAGACTCTGTCTGTGTCCAGTGCGGATGTGGACACAAAAGCAACCTTTATGGTCGTTGTAACGCTCTGAGGGGGTGATGAGATGATCGCATCCGCTCAATTTACCATCATCAGCATCTGCGATGTGGTCACCTCGGCATCTCCGCCTGAAAATCCGTATGAAGGCCAGCTTTGGGTGGATACCTCGGTGTCTCCGCCGGAGACAAAAATATGGAACGGAAACGCCTGGGTGGTGCAGAATGACATTGAAACGATCCGCACCACCATTTCCATCCTCACGCAGAAAGATGCGCAGTTTCAGCAAACCATCGAGGGCTTAAACAGCTATGTGGCAAGCCTTACCGAAACAGTAGAAACGGTTTCAAGCGATCAGGGCGTTCTGGAGGAACGTGTGCTGAACTCCGAAAGCAAGCTCTCACAGCTTGAGCATACGGTGGACGGGCTTTCACTCACCATGCAGGAACAGTACATCGGCGGCATCAATTATGTGCAGAATTCCTCAGGCCTAAACGGCATATCGGATGACTGGAGCTATTCAGGAACGGTGCGGACAGACACCTCCACCGACACGCAGAACAACACCATTTCTGATTCCTGCTTTGTGCTTGGAGCATATTCCTCGCTGTCGCAGTATATCCGTGGCGTTGTTCCCGGCGCATATACCGTTTCTGTTCGGGTAAAAAAGACCTCGGCCATGTCCGGCTACTTCTATGTGACCTACAACGGGAACAAAACGAAATATCTCTTCAGCAAGAGCACCTCTTTTGACTGGACGGACTTCACGGCCACGCTCACCGATGTGACCGACCCTACGCTTCGCATCTACTGTTACAGCCGCGACGCATCCGTTTATCTGGCCGACATCATGGTAACCGAAGGGGCGATCCCTCGCAAATGGACGCCTGCTCCCAACGAGATCTATACGCAGGAGGTCAAGATAGACAAGCGGGGCATCGAGGTGTCAAACTCGGCATCTTCACAGCGGACGGTCATCACGAATACGGAATTTGCCGGTTATTACAATGACGAGGTGATCTTTACCCTCAACAAGGATGAAACACAGACCAAGAAAACCACAGTGGACGGCGAGCTGACTGTGGGAAAAACAAAGTTCGTCCCTTTGGCCACTGCGTCAGAGGGATTAAACATCGTAATTCTGGATTAAGGAGGCGGTTTTATGGCGTTAAGCGGCTCATTCAGCAAGTATCCGGTCAGCAAATTCGGGCTTTACTGTGAGTGGAGCGGAAGCCAGAGCATAACAGGCAATTATACCGATGTTACGCTGAAGGTCTATTTACAGTTTTACACACTGTCGGTAGGTTCAAGAAGCGACTGTAAGGTTTCCATCAACGGGACGAGCGAGACCTATACCACACCGGCAATCAATGACATGAGTTCTACAAGCTGGCACAAAGTGCTGTTAAAAACAAAGACCGTCCGTGTCAGCCACAATTCAGACGGTACCAAAACGGGCGTTGCGCTGTCAGCATCATGGAGATTTTCCGGCACGTATTCAGGCGTACCCGTCGGAACGATTACAGCTTCCACTACGGTTAATCTTGATAAAATCGACCGAAGCGCCCCGACGGTTGCCTTCAGCACAAGCGGCGTCACAGCAAGCGGATTTAAGATTTCAGCCACTTCATCGAGCACTGCGGATATATGGCAGTACAGCCTAAACGGTGGCTCCTCCTGGACAACCTTTTCCAATACGGCCTCTACCAGCGCCAGCGTCACAGTATCTTCGCTTTCTCCGAACACAAGCTACACCGTTAAGGTTCGAGCGAGAAAAAAATCAAACCAGGTTTACGGCACATCCGGCAGCGCGACGGTTAAAACCCTTGGCGGAGCCGTAGTAAACAGCGTAAGCACCGTAACAGCAGATAATGCGACAGTGACGGTTTCTATCAATGCTACGGTGTATGAGGCTTCCTACTCGTACACGCTTGCAATTAAAAACGGCAGTTCAACCTATCTGACCATTTCAGGACTTTCCTGGACAAAAGGAACCGCCACCCGCACGGTTACGCTTACGGCGGCACAGCGCACAACGCTTTTGAATGCGATGGCATCCATCAAATCCTTTACGGGAACTTTTGCCGTCACAACTTACAGCGGTTCAACGCAGATCGGCAGTACATCGAGCAAAACGGCAGTGATACAGACAACATCTGCAAATTCTGCGCCGACTCTTTCCGGATTTACCTTCGAGGACAGCTACAGCACCACTGCAAATATTACAGGCAACAACCAGCTCTTTATTCAGGGCTATTCGACTTTAAAGGTAACGCCAGGAACGGCGACGGCAAAAAACGGAGCTTCCATCTCTAACTATACTGCATCCTGCAATGGATTGTCAGCGTCCAGCAGTTCTGGTGCGGCAATCACGGTCGGTAAGATTGAAAAGTCCGGCAGCGTGTCTGTTACGCTTACTGTTACAGATTCCCGCGGGTTCACTTCAAGCGTTACAAAGAATGTCACGGTGATAGCATATGCAAAGCCTAAAATCTCATCGGTTACTTTGCGGCGCACGAACGAGATTGAAGCGGAAATGCAGCTTAAGTTCAACGGCTCCATCTCAGCTGTTACCGTTGACGGAACACAGAAAAACAGTGTGCAGTATGTCCGGTATCGGTATAAGAAAACCAGTGCTGCGTCATACGGCAGCTATACCAGCATCCTGTCGTCAACGACCAGGAGCGGCACTTCCTTCAGTTTCTCCAATCTGGAACTGTGCAGCCTGGATGCAGGATATTCCTACGATTTTCATCTGCAGATACAGGACAGGCTGTACTCGCAGAGTTCTTTGGATCTGTATTTCGTCATACCGCAGGGGACGCCGCTTGTAGCCCTGCGAAAGAAGAAGGTGGGCATTAACAAACCAACGCCAAGCCAAACGCTGGATGTGGGAGGAAACATTTCCGCAGACGGGCTGATCCTGATGAGCGGCTACAATATCATGGGGCTGGTGCAGGCGTCCATTCCTGATGATACTGATTTAAACACGATTACCACACCGGGAATTTATTTCAGGCGAAATGTGGCGGATACATCACTGCACTATCCAAGCACCTCTTGGGGAATGCTCGAGGTGTTTTCATGCTCTTCAAACCTGGTCATACAGCGTTACACCCACCGTGATAATCCATACACGACATATATTCGCTCAAAGGTAAACGCAAACTGGCAGGCCTGGGTGAAAAAATCTTAACGCTTCGGAATCAAGGTGCTCGTTGTGAGTGCCTTTTTTCATACACAAAATCATTTATGAAGGAGGACAAATCAATGAAATCTATCTGGACTGGCATTCAGATTGCTTTCTCCGCACTGGGAGGATTCCTTGGGTGGTTTCTCGGCGGCGCGGACGGCTTTCTTTATGCCCTGATTGCCTTTGTGGTAATCGACTACATCACCGGAGTGATGTGCGCCATTGCGGACAAGAGACTTTCCAGTGAAGTTGGCTTTAAGGGAATCTGCCGCAAGGTGCTCATCTTTGTGCTTGTAGGCATCGGCAACTTGGTGGACGTGTATGTGCTTGGTGACGCAGGGGTTCTGCGCACTGCGGTGATCTTCTTCTATCTCTCCAACGAGGGTGTTTCTCTCCTGGAAAACTCCGCACATTTGGGACTTCCTGTACCCGACAAGCTCAAAGAGGTATTACAGCAGCTTCACAACAAGGAGGTAAAGTAAATGAATCTCAATAAACTCATTTTCACGGAAAACGCCTGCTACAAAGCGGGAAGAAAAATCAAGGTCAAAGGTATCATGGTGCATTCCACCGGTGCCAACAATCCGTGGCTGAAACGCTATGTCGGCCCCGATGACGGCAAGTTGGGTAAAAACCAGTATAACAACCACTGGAACACCTATCATCCCGGAGGCAGAGAGGTCTGCGTCCACGGCTTTATTGGTAAGCTGGCTGATGGCTCCATTGCGACTTATCAGACACTTCCTTGGGATCACCGTGGGTGGCACGCAGGCGGTTCTGCCAACGATACGCACATCGGCTTTGAAATCTGCGAGGACGGTCTTACGGATTACACCTATTTCCAGAAGGTGTACCGTGAGGCCGTTGAACTTTGTGCCTTCCTCTGCAAAGAGTATGGCCTGACCGAGCAGAACATCATCTGCCACTCCGAGGGCTACAAGCAGGGTGTCGCATCCAACCACGGTGACGTGATGCATTGGTTCCCGAAGCACGGCAAGAGCATGGATACCTTCCGTGCCGAGGTCAAGGCTCTGCTTGCCACAGATACCAACGAGGATGCAGAGGACACTTCCGAGCCTGTAGTGACCTATCCTGAAAAGCTGACTTCCGGCTATTACCGTGTGCGTAAAGCCTGGAAGGACAGCAAGTCCCAGGTGGGTGCTTACCGCGTCCTTGCCAATGCAAAGGCGGCTGCGGACAAGAACCCTGGCACCTATGTGTTCACCAATAATGGTGTGGCCATCTATCCTGTGGAGGGTGCATCCGAATCCGGCACTGACGACTACCGCATCCATACGGTGGTTAAGGGTGATACCCTCTGGGATATTGCCGCCCTGTATCTGGGCAAAGGCAGCCGATACCCCGAAATCAAGACCCTCAATGGTCTGAAGTCCAATGTCATCTACAGCGGTTGGAAGCTGAAGATCCCCAACTAACCACGAAGCCCATCGAGCCATAGCGGTTCGGTGGGCTGTATTTTTTTGCTCAAAAATCCGTGTTGTTTTTCGGCCAAACGGCAAATTCACCTCCAGTGGGTAGTGAGGAAGCCCCTCGGATTGGAGGAACCCACTATGACGGATTTGCAGAAAGAACAAATCAAAACCTTGCGTTTACAGGGCATCGGTTATGTAAAAATCGGTGAAATGCTCGGTATTTCAGATAATACAGTACGCTCATTCTGCCGCCGCAACGGTCTGGGTGATGCGGCAAAGAACACGGTTGCCTGCAAGCACTGCGGAAAACTGATAAAAATCATCCCCAAGCAGAAACCTCGGAAGTTCTGTTCGGATGCCTGCCGGACTGCCTGGTGGAACAGCCACCCAGACTGCGTGGATCGGAAAGCGGTTTATGCGTACACCTGCTCCCACTGTGGTAAGCCATTCACTGCGTATGGTAATAAAGAGCGTAAATATTGTAGCCACGGCTGCTACATTGCCGACCGCTTCGGAGAGGAGTGTGGTCTCTGTGACTGATGATTACCGTGCCAGGTTGGAACGCTACCTGGCATCTATGCTCCAGGCAAAAAGGATGCTGTCGTTGGGGATTATAACCCCGGAAGATTACGCCATAATTGATACAATGCAGCGCGAGAAATTTGGAATATCTTCGTGTAGTTTATATCGCGGGATTGACTTGATATATAGTGGTTTCAGAGGTAATATGTCACACTACGAGGAGGTGACAAAATGCCAAGAGCAATAACCATTGTACCAAAACCACCGAAACTGGAACAGAAAAAGCGAGTCGCAGCCTACGCCCGTGTATCGAGCGGCAAGGATGCCATGCTCCACTCGCTGTCCGCACAGGTCAGCTACTACAGCGACCTCATCCAGAATCACGATGACTGGCTCTATGTCGGCGTGTACGCTGATGAAGCCAAGACCGGCACAAAGGAATCCAGAGCAGATTTTCAGAGACTTATCGCTGACTGCCGTGCCGGAAAAATCGATATGGTGATTACAAAGTCCATCTCCCGCTTTGCACGAAACACGGTCACGCTGCTACAGACCGTCCGTGACTTCAAAGCCTGGGGGGTGGACATTTTCTTTGAGGAGCAGAATATCCACACTATGAGCGGTGATGGTGAACTGATGATGACCATCCTGGCATCCTATGCACAGGAAGAAAGCCGATCCGCCAGTGAGAACCAGAAATGGCGCATCAAGCGGAACTTCGAGGAAGGGATGCCCTGGAACGGGGCTATGCTCGGATACCGACTGAAAAACGGTCGATACGAGATTATCCCAGAGGAAGCAGACCTTATCCGCCGCATTTATGACGAGTACCTTTCCGGCGATGGCTACCTTACCATTGCCAAGAGACTGAATGAGGACGGCATCCCGTCACGCTTCGGAAAGCAATGGGGTCAGTCCGTAATTTCAAAGATACTCAGCAACTACACCTATACGGGGAATCTGATTTTACAGAAAACCTTCCGTGAGAACCACATCACCAAGAAAACCATCATCAATAACGGTGAACTGCCTAAGTACCACGCAGAGGATGCCCACGATGCCATCATCGACATGGAGACTTTCCAAGCGGTGCAGGCAGAAAAAGCACGACGGGCGGCTCGGTTCTTGAAGAAGCCTGCGCCCAAGAAAGCGTACCCTTTCACAAGCCTTCTGGTCTGTGACGGCTGCGGAAAGAACTATCGGCGCAAGATCACGAAAACGGGGCCCGTCTGGGTTTGCGGTACATTCAATTCGATGGGCAAAGCTGCCTGTGCTTCCAAGCAGATTCCCGAAGAAACCTTGCAGGCAGTGACCGCAGAAGTGCTTGGACAGGTGGATTTTTCAGAGGAATTACTCCGCAGGCTCATAAAGAGCATCCTGGTCTGCAACGGGAATGTGCTGATTTTCCGCTTCTTTGATGGCTCGGAGGCCACTCGGATATGGAAAGACCGCTCCCGCCGACAAAGTTGGACGGACGAGATGAAAGCAACAGCCCGTCAAAAAGCCCTGGAAAGGAGGAACCAGAATGCCTAAAGTTACAATGATACCTGCAACCATAAACCCACTGACGCATCTGCCTTCGGTGGCAGCACGGAAAAGACGTGTCGCCGGATACGCCCGTGTTTCCACGGACAGCGATGAGCAGTTTACCAGTTATGAAGCCCAGGTTGATTACTACACCAAATTCATACAGTCCAAGCCGGAATGGGAGTTCGTAAAAGTCTATACGGACGAGGGCATTTCCGGCACTAACACCAAGCGCCGTGAAGGGTTCAAAGAAATGATCACCGATGCCCTGGACGGCAAAATTGACCTCATCGTTACCAAGTCGGTCAGCCGATTTGCGAGAAACACGGTTGACAGCCTGGTCACCATCCGAAAACTGAAAGAGAACGGCGTGGAGTGCTACTTTGAAAAAGAGGGCATTTACACCTTTGACGGCAAGGGCGAACTGCTCATCACCATCATGTCCTCTCTGGCACAGGAAGAAAGCCGCAGCATTTCCGAAAACATCACCTGGGGACAGCGCAAGAGCTTCTCCGATGGTAAAGTGCATCTGCCGTACAAACGCTTCCTCGGTTATGAAAAGGGCGAGGACGGACGACCTGCGGTTGTCGAAAGTGAAGCCAGGGTTGTGACGCTGATTTACGGCCTTTTCCTTGAGGGCAAGACCCAGGCAGGCATTTGCAAGTACCTGGAAGAGTTGGGCATCCCGTCACCAGGCGGCAAAGCAAAATGGAGCAAGACTACGGTCACCAGTATCCTTCAGAACGAAAAATACAAGGGTGATGCACTGCTCCAGAAGAAGTTCACGGTGGATTTTCTGGAAAAGAAAATGAAGCCCAATGAGGGTGAAGTCCCGCAGTATTATGTGACGGGCAGCCACCCCGCCATCATTGAGCCGGACGAATGGGAGCAGGTGCAGGCAGAGTTTGCCAGACGAAAGGCCCTGGGGAAAGCCTACAGCGGCAAAAGCGTTCTTTCTGCCAAACTGGTCTGCGAGGACTGCGGTGCCTTCTTTGGCCCCAAGGTCTGGCACTCCACCGACCAGTACCGCCGTACCATTTGGCAGTGCAATGGCAAATTCGCAAGTGAGGAACATTGCCACACCCCTGCATTGGACACAGAAACCATACAGCGGCTTTTCATCAAAGCCTACAATCTGATGATGCAGGATCGAGTGCAGATTATAAAGGAAATCGAAGCGTGGCGGCAGAAGCTGATGGACTTCGGAACATTGGATGCCGACATTGAACGGCAACTTGAAGAGACCCAGGTGGTTGCCGAACTGGTCAAGACGGCAGTCAAGGAAAACGCATCCACGGCACAGTCCCAGGAAGCCTACCTCAAAAAGTACGAAGCCCTCACCGAACGGTACGAGAAAGCGGCTGCGGAACTGGAAAGGTTGCAGAGCCTTCGCACCTCCCGCAGTCAGCAGGACAAAAAGATGGCGCTTTATATCCGCACCCTCAAGAAACAGCCGGAGGTGATGCACGACTGGAACGACACCATCTGGACGGTGATGATTGAAAGGGCCATCGTCCACAGGAACGGCGAAGTCACCTTTGCATTTGCCAACGGCACAGAAATCAAGGTCGGAGCGTAATCGCACCGAAACGGGTAAGACCGCAAGACCGCACACCTTTTTGGGTGAACGGGTTTTGCGGTCTTTCTTTGCGGTCTTGGGGAATAATTAAAAAATGCACACCCTTTGAACCTTTACACGAAAGGTCGGTGGGGTGTGCATTTCGTATCAGAATAGGTCACTACTTTCAAAGCAATATAATCCGAACCAAATCTTCCCTGTGGGAGACGGGTTCGGATTATTTTTTATTTCGACAGATACGCAAACACCTACTTTCCGAATGGCGTTATCAAGCGTCCCGAATCCAAACCGCGAGGACCCGAAATAAAAAAATCGTCAATTAGAAAAACAGGCAAGGCAGCCCCCATTATCGGTGAACTGCCTTGCCTGCTTCTATGTTATTCAGCGTCTTGCGGCGCGTTTACTTTGTTCGCTTTCTCTATCTGCTGCGCTTTCCACTCTGTAAACTCCCGCTGTCCTTTCTCGCTCTCATAGAAAGCGAGAATATCGGGGAAAATGCACCGCGCTATGAACTCAATTTCTCGCTGTGGAATGGTGGTGTTGTTTATCAGTTTCTTTTTTCTGCCCAATAAGCGACTCTTTTCGTATATATTCATATGGATTCAGGACAATGGCGATTTTAGCAGTTCAGCCGCTTTTTTGAGGCTTTCAGCGGCGTTGCCTTTGCGGAAGTTTTCTCTGTTGAACAGGATCGGGACACACACTTCCAATATGCGGTCATAAATACGGCGATCATCGAGATCGGTAGCTTTCTGCATAGCCGCCAGCGTGATATTGGTGATGATAATCATGGGCTTACCCGAAAGCAGCCGACGACTGACTACATCGAAAACGCACTCCTTGCCGTAGCTTGTATTTCTCTCCGCGCCCAAATCGTCAAGAATGAGAAGATCGGGACGCATAAGCTGTTTTATATAGCTGTCACGGTCTGCACCGAAATTACCTTGCATACGGTTGACCACATTGGACATACCGACATAGAGGACGGAAATCATACGGTCAATCAGAGCGTTTGCAATACAGCCTGCCGCATAGGTTTTTCCTGTACCGACATTCCCGAACAGCAGCAGTCCGATCCCCTAACGGCTGAAGCTGTCCCAATTCTCGGCGTATTCCCGCGCTTTGACAAGCTGCGGTGTCATAACCGAAGCATTGTCGAAACGCCATGCGGCAGCGGGAATATCTTTGAATGCCTCGGAGCGTAACAGGCTAATATGGCTCATGCGCTCAAACTCGTGTCGTTCTGCCTCGCACTGCTGCTTTTCTTCGGCAGCACATTTGCATTCGGTAGGGTGACGGTCAATGCCGCAAAAAGGGGGATTATCTGCAAAATACGCCTCTTTCGGCGTGTGGCACTTGCCGCAGTATTTCAGCCCATCTTCGGGATTGATGTAATCTTCAGGCGCAACATTGGCAGCGTCAGCGGTATCAATGATGGCGGACAAAATAGGATCAATTTTCATAGGCACTCTCCTTTATCGTAGGTGTAATCGTAATCATAGCTATTTCTGGGTTTCGGCTTACTGTCCTCATCGAGCCACCTTCGGATCGTGGCGTAGTGTTTAGCGTAATGCTTTCCGCTTGTTTCATATAAGCCGACAAACGATTGATATATTCCTCGAATTTGTCAGGGTAAGCATTTTGATATTCACCGAAACGGCGGCGGGCTATCTCTCCTCTTTCTGTCTGAATCAAGTTTATATATTCTTGTTTTGTATTACTTGTGGGCAATTTTTGTCCCATACAAGGTGAAGATTCCTGCACTTCCATAGGGCAAATATTTCCCTCTGGTGGTGAAGAAAGCTGCACCCCATCGGGCAGATGCAGGAATATGCGGTTAGCCTTGTTCCAACCTTGACGGATGTGAGTGATAAGCCCCGCATTTTCCAACTCGTTCAGCGCGTTTTTTACTGTCCTTTCGCTTCGGTTGAGGCCATCTGCCATCTGCTTTATCGTGTAAATGACATACACATTTTCGTCCTCTGATATCCACCCCGATTTTTGCGAAAGCATGGTGCGGTTGAGCAGCAGCCCATAGAGCAGCTTTGCATTTATCGAATGTTCGCTTGCAATCATAAATCGTGGTAATGGTATGAATGGCGGGAGCGCGGTATCTTTCTTGAAATAGATCATTCATCACTTCCTTTCGCGGGATAGTCCATCACCGGGGCTTGTCCGTTGGTGGACGAGGAAGTGCGGCGTTGTGTCCATCTTTGGAGCGTTTGGAGCAGTAGTGCGGACATTCGATAACGATAGCGCAGAAACTCTGCTTGCACTCATGGACGCACTTGCGGCAGAGCGCGTTATAGGTGATACGGTTGCGGTCATTCAGAAAAAACGACCATTCCTGTTTTCTCTTTTTACTCATGCGTGACATATCGTGATCCCCCTTGCGGTTATAATTCTTTTTTCTGCACTTCCCGCAGAGGCGACCAAATCTCGGCTTGCCGTTCTTTGAGATCGGCTATATCGTCTGCGTAGAAATGACCTGTGCTGTTGAAACGGCGGCAAATATGGTTGATGTTCGTAGTGGCGCGACTGACAGCAGCAGCGAGCTTTTTCTGTTCGTTGTAGTCCACCTTTATAATGTAGCCATCAATCGCCATCTTTCGGAGATACGCGCCCATGTTGCGTGTACCAAGTTGCGCCATCTTGCTCTCTATGAGTTTCTTTTCCTGTTCGGTGACGCAGAACTCAATTCGTATTGGTCTTGTTCGGTCTGCCATAAAAACACTCCCTTCAATTTACAACGGACATTTTTTAGTTCATTGGGGGTACTCCCCGCAAATTTTTTAGTTTTTCCTTTCACCCTACAACGGACATTTTTGTGCCATTTTAGGGGATATGCGACTTATTAAATTTTCGTGAACGCCACAATTTCCCTCACTTTACAACGGACAAAATCTTGCGCCCATGTTGCACAATGATCGAAAAACTCTTCTTACCCTACAATGGACATTTCAGATGGAAAACTTGGCACCCTTTCACCCTACAACGGACAATTTTTGGCTGAAACACAAGTATCAGCGATAAAATAAACCTCTCACTTTACAACGGACATAAAATCGCTCGCTGATGGTCTATGCAGCAAAAAATTAGAAACTCTTTCACTTTACAACGGACATTTAGCTACAGGCCGAAATGGCCTATCACGCTTCACTGGCGCCGTTCACTTGTCTCCTAAAAGACGGCGTGATCAACGAGGAGGACTACGCAAAAATTAAGACAATATTGACCAATAAGTACCGCCCAATATTTGTCGGATATATACCTCAAATACAACTGGATAATAGTTCAGTTCAGAGGTAATATGTACGCTACGAAAGGGGTGAAAACCATGAAAAATGTATATGATATTACACCGCAGCAAGCACCGCCGCAAAAGAAAAAGCGTGTGGCTGCGTATGCGAGAGTGTCCAGCGGTAAGGACGCGATGCTCCATTCCTTGAAGGCGCAGATTGATTATTACCGAGAGTACATCAATTGCAACCCGGAATGGACATTTACCGGAATCTATGCTGACGAAGCCAAGAACGGCACAAAGGACAGCCGTGAACAGTTTCAACTGCTCCTGGAGGATTGCAGAGCCGGGAAAATCGATATGATTGTGACAAAGGCAATTTCCAAATTCGCCCGTAATACGGTCGACAGCCTTACTACCGTCCGAAAGCTAAAGGATAAGGGTGTGGAGGTGTACTTTGAAAAGGAGAACATTTTCACTCTGGACTCCAAGGGGGAAAATACTCATTACCATCATGTCCAGCCTTGCCCAGGAAGAAAGCCAATTCATCAGTGAGAACACAACCTGGGGACAGCGCAAACGCTTCGCCGACGGTGTTATGAGCCTGGCCTACAGCACCTTCCTTGGGTACAAGAAAGGTGCCAACCCCGGTGACATGGAGATTGTTGAGGAGGAGGCTGTGATTATCAGAAGGATTTACGATGAGTACCTTGCTGGAAAATCCCCTAGACAGATTGCAAAGGATCTCACCGCTGACGGTATTCCCACACCTGCAAAAAAGACCCGGTGGCATACATCAACGGTAATCAGCATTCTCCAAAACGAGAAGTACCGTGGAGATGCAAAATTACAGAAGTGTTTTACCACATCGTTCCTGGATCACAAGATGCAGAAAAATACCGGGCAGTTGCCGATTTTCTATGTCTCCGAAAACCATCATGCCATTATAAAGCCGGAGGTCTTTGAGATGGTACAAGAGGAGTTCCGCAGACGTGAGGCGGCAGGTGGACGCGCTCAATGCGTATCTATCTTTTCTGGCCGTATCGTCTGCGCTGACTGCGGTGGCTTTTATGGCAGGAAAAAGTGGCACTCCGGCACCCCACACGAATCCTGGCGTTAGCATTGCAATAACAAATTCATGAAGCGTGAACACTGCAAGACCCCCACCCTAAAGGAACAGAGACTTGAGGACTGCTTTGTGGCAGCCTTCAACAGCGTTCTGGCATGGAAAGAAGAAATCGCAGCCAACTACGCTGAGTGCCTGGATGCCATTACCGATGACAGCGCCTTGAAAGCCTGAATGGATGCCATTCAGCAGGAAACCGCTGATATTACCACGCTAATCAATAATCTGCTTATGAACAGCAGTAAGCAGCGTGGCAGCCTTGATGACACCAACGCACGGTATGAACAGTACATGAGCCGTCACGAGACTCTCCAACAGGAGAAGCTGGAACTCGCAAAGAAGATATTCCTCCTGGCCGCAAAACGGCTGTTGGTCAATGCGTTCCTTGCAGAACTGGCAAAGCACGATGGCCCGCTCACTGCATTTGATCCGTTGGTGTTCCAGAAAACTGTAAACTATGTAACAGTCAATGAGGATTGCACCGTGACCTTCCTGTTCCGTGACGGCACGGAGGCTACCCAAATCATAGAGAAGGGAGTGAGACAGTATGTCAGACGGCAACCAAAACATAACGGTGATACACCCACGGATGGTGACAGCGGAGAGTCCACCTAAACGCAGGATAGCCGCCTACTGTCGTGTTTCCACGCAGGTCGAAGAACAAAACCACAGTCTTGCAGCGCAGATTAGCTATTACACTAAGCTGATAGAAGAAGATTCCGATGCGGTGCTGGTGGACATATACGCAGACAGAGGAACCTCCGGCACCCGAACACGAAACCACACCAACTTCCTCCGGCTGATGGATGATTGCCGAGCTGGAAAGGTCGATGCCATCATCACCAAGAGCGTTTCCCGCTTTGGGCGCAACACGGTGGATACGCTGGTCTTCACATGAGAACTCCGCACCCTTGGAATTGATGTATTTTTTGAAAAAGAAAATCTGCATACCTGTTCTGCTGAGGGTGAGTTACTGCTCACCCTTATGGCTGCTGTTGCGGAGTCTGAGTCGGTCAGTATGTCCGACAACATCAAATAGGGCAAGCGAAAGAAATATGAAAAAGGTATCATCGAAAGTCTCGTCGTCGGCACAATGTTGGGGTTCCAACAGCAGGACGGCGAGATTTCTATTGTAGATGATGAGGCTGCGATTGTGCGGATGATTTACGACTGGTTCCTGGCAGGTCACGGCTATGAGTATATCACGAACCAATTACTCGCGGCCAATATTCCGACCAAGCGTCCCGGTGCAAAGTGGGCAAACACTACCATCAAGAATATTCTTACCAATGAGAAATTCTGTGGTGATTGCCTGTTTCAGAAGACTTTCATTTCGGACCCAATCCAGCACACCTCATCTCGAAATCGTGGTCAGCTACCACAATATTATATAGAAGATGTCCTGCCTGCTATTATCCCCAAAGAGGAATGGCAGGCGGCACAAGAACTGGTGAAACGGCACGCCGGGAACGGACTGAAACAGAGCGAGAGATACCCATTTACCAATATGCTTGTTTGCACATATTGTGGTAAAATATATGGCAATTACACCAGTGCGGGTCATAACCGGGAATTGCAAAATTGGTATCGATGCAAGAGTCGCCGAGATCACACCGCTGTAGAAGTCCCGGGTATGTTGTACACACCACCATCCGGAAAAAGGGTGGCTGATCCATCTCCATCGATGGTGGCTTACCGTGAGAAGTACAATCATCCAACGCCACGGCAGATGATCTGCTCGGACATTCGCATCCCTTTTCCATACCCGCAGAAGTTTTTTGTACGAGCCTGGAATCAACTGGTCAGCAAGAAAGCACGGTATAAGCCAATTCTACAAAGAACGATTGAGGCTACAGATAATGTCCTTACCCGGTACAGGGCCAAAGAAATAATAGGCTTATTGGATAGCGTGGATAGACTGGATGGTTTTGACTACGCATTGATGCTGCGGACTCTCGACTTCATCGAGGTATACTCTGAAGAGAAAATGACCGTGGTTTTCCAATCTGGCATTCGAATAACACAATCAAGATAAATGTCGCTTGGGCAAACGATTATTTTCGCCTGTTTCCTCGGTTATTTTTCCTCGTTGTATTGAAAAATGCTACAATTTGTGATATAATATTAAGGTATTTTATCAAATGCTGTCGGGAGCATAGGGGGGGAGACAGTATGTCGATACTTGGAAAGTTTCATGAAATATCATTTTATAGCTTGATTTCAACCATTATTTGTCTGTGCACAGGCAAGGCTACCTTCTCTGCTCTTTGGAATGCAAAACTGAATGTAACCAATTTTTCGACATTCTTTTTGGCCTTCCTGTTTTGGGCTTGTGTGTTGTTTATTCCCATTGCCATTATTGGTGCTTTTGCTACCAAATACGGAGATGGTGGTGAAGGTCTGTCCTTCAAATCCGATAATATTATCGTGATTATTTTTGCTCATATTGCAGAAGAGATACTGGGCTTGTTCTTGACTCCGTTTTGGTTCCTTGTTGACTTCTTCAAGAAGAGGCTGGATGACGATGGCAAGGCAGTTGATTATATTACATATGTCATAGAGTTGATTTTCTTCGCTGTCGGCATATTGGTTCTTTAATGGTAGGAGGTCTGATTATGGCGCGTGTATCTACAAAAGAAAATAAAAATATGTACTGGCAGGCACGAGAGGCTATGGGTCTTAGCCGTGAGGCAGCCAGTGAAGTCCTGGAGACCATTCCCCCAGAAAGAATCGAAAGAATCGAAAATGAGAAGTTTCTACCTCACCCGGACGAAGTTCTTTTGATGGCAGAGCGTTACAAGGCACCAATGCTTTGTAACTATTATTGCTCTCAGCAGTGTCCCATTGGAAGAGAGTATGTTCCCAAAATCAAAATCAAGGATCTGTCCCAGATTGTTTTGGAAATGCTTGCCTCCCTGAACTCCATGCAGCGGCAGACTACCCGTCTGATTGATATCGCCGCTGACGGTGTGATTGATAACGAAGAACTAAAAGACTTCATTCATATTCAACAGGAGTTGGAGAAGATATCCATCACGGTTGAAACTCTGCAGCTTTGGTCTGAGCAAATGCTTGCCACCGGCAAGATTAATATGGAACAGTACAACGCCCTGATTGGAAAGTAAATATCGTGTGATTAGGCACTTTGGCTTTACCGCCAAGGTGCCTTTTTTGCATTTAGTGCAGGAATAGCACCGTTTTACTTGCACCTTCTGTCATTTAATCTTTGACCCTCAAGCGGTATCATATGAGTGTAATCAATAACAACCCTCAGGCAATGATAGGAGTGATTCCAATGAGTGTAAAGAGAAGAATTCTGGCGATTCAACTTGCAGAAAAAAATCCAGCAGAATCCTGAATATGCAAAGAAAATCGGTGTGAGCGTTGATGTCAAGCATCAGCAAATCCAGAAGAAGAAAAAAATAAATTATAATCCCACCATACAATAAAAACAGAAAGGAAGTTCACTTATGACTACTATGACTGCAACCGAACTGAAAAAGGCCCTGGAGACCGCTGAGATTTTCTCCCGCAATGGTTTTTCCCGCGAAGAGTACATTGAGGAGCTGTTGAAGTTCCAGCACTTTGCCAGCCAGCTGATCCTGGATGACGAGACAGCAAGACTGGATGAGGTTATCGCCGCTGTTTCCAGTGCAGCCAGAAAAAATGGTGCTACTGCAACCCCCGATTTCGTTACCGGCATCCGTGGTCTGAAGGCAATTGAAAAGGAAATTGCAATCCATATGTCCGGCAAGCGTGCAGAAGATGAGGTTGCCCATTCTCTGACATTTGTCGACCGTCCCTTCTTCCGGGACTTCCGCAATGTCTATGTGGCAGACCAGGAAACTGAAACCGAAATCGATAATGTTATCCTCACAAACAACGGTATTATCGTGGTAGAGGTAAAGTCCGCAAAGCACAACATCACCATTAGCGAGGACGGCAGACTGCTATACTCTAACAGCGAGTCCTACCACAATGAATCCATCGGCGACAAGATGTCTGCAAAGCGCAGACTGCTAAAAGCCCGCATCGAGAACGCGCTTAGAGCGCGTGGCCTGGATATTCCAGTTCATATCGACAGCTACCTGGTGTTCGTTACTCCAAAGCATCTGGAAGTGACCATCACAGACAACTTCTGCAAGGAGCATTGGTGCCGTCGTGGTAAGCTGCAGCACATTGTGAATAACTTCATCAGTGATGTTACCTACACTGCTGAAGAATATGCACACCTGGCAGAAATCATTGAAGGTCTTGTTTGCAATGTCAGAAGATTCCCCACTGAGCTGGATCTGCCCGCCATCCGTGATAACTTCGTTGCTCTGTATGCTCTGATTATCGAACAGCCTGCTGTCAATGAGGTAGAACCCCGAACTGACGTCAAGGTTCAGCCTGCTCAGCCTCGCAAAGCTGCTCCCGTAGAAGCAAAGAAATCCATCAAGCGGAACATTCTCAGCTTTGCCGCATCCGCTGCTGTAGTCCTTGTTGCTTCCGTTGTTGCTGTCACCGCAGCCGTTCGCTCCGCATCCTAAATTTTGAAGTCCATAAAACCATTATTGATTAGTAAACAAACAACCGAGAATTAACCACAGTTAAGGAATAAATAGGATAATGCGAATGCCCACTGAAACTTTAAAATCAGTGGGTTTTCGCAAATTCTGCAACATTTTTAATATCAGTACAAAAAGACATACTTTTGCATTATAATTTAAT